TCAATCAGTCCTTGTCTGCTTGCTGGAGTTGCCATTTACTTGTCCTTGTTTATTAATTGAATTAAGAGATCCTTGATTTCACTAACATCATTTTCTAATTTATCAAGTCTCTCCTTTTCCTTCCCCTTTGCCCTTCTCAGGTTTTTGTAGGAGTCATAGCCCTGTTTGTCTTTGTTCACGATAGCATTTGTTTTAGAATCTCTGACTAAGTAACTATGACCCTCAACCTTTAGATACCTATTATCCATATTATGCAAGTGCAATAACTCTAAGGTCTCTAATTCTTGGAGGATATGCCTGATTTGTAGAAGTACCTACAAGTTTGATTGTGAAGTACTTAAACTCTGGCAGATTATCAATACTAAATTCATAATCTCTAAATGGGAGATTAATACTTTCAGCATCTAATACATCTGTCTTAGGAACCCTCTTATTAGGAAGACCATTGCTATTAGCAAAATCAAGGATGTTTCCATTCACATCCAGATTATCATATCCAGGGAATGGGTAGTATAGTGGTTCTACATCAGGAGAATTACTAATAGAATAGAATGCTCTAATATCAGAGTAACTATTTACATAACCACCAAGAAGAACCTTAATAGATGTTGCTGGATTTTCCAACTCTACTGGTTTGTTTGCATAAACAAACGCTGTTGGATCATCATTAATTGTGGCAGTTCTAGAGTCGGTTGCATAATCACTAATTGGAGAGTTAACTCTATTAGAGATCAGAACCATACCAACTCTATCCAAGTCAATTACTGGAGACACATTGCTGTTTGCAGTAGACAGAGTGAAGGAAAGTTCCATAGACTTATTGCCAGGAAGATTTCCTAACTTATCCAGTTCATTAACTCTGGATGCAATCATTCTAGGTTCGGGAAGAGTTGTATCTTCACTCATGTTGATTGGTGTACTTTCTGTCTCCTCAAATGAGATCTCATTGCCATCAATACTGGTAGCAGTGATTCCCTTAAGACTTGCAGAGATAGAAGTTCCAGGAAGAGTCATAGTTTGTACGATTGGGCGTACAGTTTCATATTGAATATTCTGGGTTGCGTACACTCTTCCACCACCAGTAGAACTGGAATTGTTGATATAAAGTTTGGGGAATCCAGAATTAGTACTTCTATCAATACCATTGATTGAAGTATTCAATTTAATGTAATAAGAGTCTAGAGTAATAGAACGATTAACGAGAGCATCTTGTAGGTAATGATCAGTATTAATACGTCTCAGAGAAATTCCATTGTTCTCATACTTTTGAATTGAAGTCTTAACTGGATAGGTGTATGTTTGTGTTCCATCAACACCTCTAGTAATACCAATTAACTGACCTGCAGCAACTCCAGTGTAAGATACAATCTCATTATCAATCAAAGCATAACCTGGATTCGTAGATGCAACAGATACATTTTCAAAAGTTTCAAATCCAATAGTGCTTGCAATACTGATTGCACCAGAATCAGAGTTTGTGTATTCTGCGGTAAGAGAAGTTGGTTTCAGATCACTACCTACACCCTCAAGTTTTACAATATTTAATGTGGAGTGCATACCGTGGTTTTTATGGTTAACTTGAATATGTAAACCATCTTCAGCAAGAGATGCAAGTTCAAAATTGTCTACAGTGATGTCTCCACCAGCAACAGCAACCATCGTTGTGATTCCTGTGCTTGGACTTACATATTGCAATGGTTTTGCAACATTAAGTTCAAATTCACCTTGAACGTTGTCAAGAATTAATTCATTAATTCCAGTTACATTAGCGAGGGACAACTGAAGATTTCTTCCGAGTTGGTCATTACCAATAGAATCAACTGTAAATACATCACCAACTTGATATCCAGAACCACCTGCATTAATAGTTGCAGCGATTGCAACACCATTTGTAGAACCAGATGCTCCGATTGTGATATCTGCAGTTGCATTTCTACCATTTCCACTGAAGGATTCCAGAGCAACATTAGTAAATGTGAACTGATTACCATCAGATGGAGTATATCCAATACCAGCGTTAATGATTGTAAGAGGACCAGTTGCAGAACCACCAGCACCTACATAATCACCACTTGCATTAGCATTCTTTTGAACAATTGTATTACCAACAACAAAATCACTTGTATTGATAATATCACTTGCAGTAACAATGATTCTCTTTGAGTTGAACTCAAGCGGATCAGTTATCAAGTTTGCAATTTGTTGATTACCCTTGTCAAGTTCTGGGTTAAAGAAGGATACTGTCGCAGACTCTTTAAATCCAGCAGTATAAAGACTAAACTTAAGGTCTTCATACTGAGAGGCATTCCAAGTAGAACCATTCTGGGACTTGAACAGAGAACCCATGTGTGGTTGTGCCGATACAACAACTTGTCTCGACTCTGCTTGAAGCAGGGTGCTTACATCAACTTCACCCATTCTGGAAATCCAGACAGTGTATTCGTTAGACTGAGACAGAAGAACAACACAATGCTCCGTATTACCATTCAAATAAACTGGTGCTGGGAATACAACAGTAGTAGGAACAGTAGCATCGAAGGATTCAACAACATCCTTAGATTCCAGAATAACTTCACCAAATGGATATACTTGATTAGATGGATATCCATTAACCATAGGTCTTAATTGTACCGTGACAGGTAGAAGTGGATCCTTCGTTCTGAAGAATACTTCAACCTCAGTTACAAATGCTCCTGGATCATCAACAATCGAGAACGATTGCGCCAAGGGGTCTTTACCTCTTCTGGGCGGTCTCGGTGGACGTGGAGGACGAGGTGGACGTGGGGGTCTTGGAGGTCTTGGAGGACGTGGTGGTGGCGGAGGATTCGGTCTAGGGGGATTAGGTCTAGGTGCCGAAGGTCTTGGCCTTGGTGGTGGCGGCGGTGGTGGTGGCGGTGGAGGAGGTGGTGGTAGGGGAGTAACAGAAGTACTAGTGCTATTAGTTACTGCAGTTGTTACCTGTACATCAGTTGCAGGTCTAGTCTCACTAGTAGTATTTCTTTCAAATCTTGGTTTTCTGGTAGATCTAATTGTCTCTTGGACATTGTTCAATGTACCAGAAGCAAAGTATGCTTCCTCACCGCTTGTATTAGTAATACCACCAAGAGAACTATTTGTGGAACTACTTGTCAGTCGGAATACTTTTGTTCCAACTTCAAAAGATGGATTTGTTGGGATGTTTGGAGGAGGAATAAAGAATGTGCCAATTACTGTTCCAACCTGATCAGTAAAGAGTTTTACATCAACAACTTCCGCTTCACCAGAAGTTCCTCTGAGACGCATACCCTTACGAATAAATCCAGTATATCTGGATTGATTGCTTTCAGATAAAGTTCTCGTATCTACGTTAATAAGAACCGAAGAACTGGAATAATTTTGAGGAATTGTATAATTCTCATCATATGGACTACTGGTGAATATATCAGTTGGCGCATTAATTGGTCCATACTTGTGGTTTGATTGAGCTACTCTAAAACTAATAGAAGGAATAGCAAGACCAGTTACAGGTGTTGGGAACGTGCTGGTTGGCATAGAACCAGTTACTGTCTCACCAACAGAGAAGATACCACTGATCATTCTAATTTCGACCAGTTTAGGTATAACGTAATTGTTAACGTCTACACCATCAAAGAATCCATAAACTCTAGTTCTTGGTTTGAACTTTCTTCCAGTAAATTCAATATTGCGTGATCTCATAAATGCGATCACATCAGAACTTACTACTCTATCACCTTCATTGATAGTTTCAGTCTGCTCAGAAACTCTAAGTCTGTCTCCAGTTCTAGTCTCAGTACCAGTTCTAGTAGTTGTAGTAGTTGTAGTAGTTCTGAGTTGATTTGTGGTTACAATTGCACTACCATTATTTCTAGACGTGCTGCTAGTAACAACAGTATTACTTGTAGAAGTTGCAGTAGAACCAGTCCACGTTGCTGCCCATGCACCCCAACGAACGGGTCCAAATCCAGTCTGTGCATCATATCCTGCAAATTCTAATTGCAACCTAGTTTGAGTATAATCATCAACGTTAATTCTCTGAGGTGCCAGTCTTACTTGGTCAATCCAGATATCCGATGATGGGAACAGCGCAATATTGCCAGTATATTCTGTGACAAGATATGGAGTTACATTTTCAACTCTAGTTGCAAATCCTTGTTCAATTTCAAGGTTATCAACATAGTCAATAGTAATAACTTGACCAGTTCTTCTATAGTTTGATCCAACAATATCGGTTACAAATGCTGGACTTACATTTGGATTTGCTGTTGTTCCAATACCAATCAAAGATCTAGAACCAATCAGAAGGTCAACTTCAGTGGTGAAGTGAGATGGTCTTAGTTCAGTATTAGCGGGATCAATAGCGTTAGTAATTTTACCACTCTTGAGTTGATTTCTTGTTGTGGTAAAGTTATCAACAAAAATACCAGACTTAAATCTAGTTAATCCTGTATCATCAGGAATAATTAATGCCTCTGTTTTTGCTTCAAGAAGAGATAATGCAGTGTAGTATTCAAGATTTTTGATTCTATCTTCCAGAAGAGCAATATCTTGCATTCTGTATCTCTTGTGAGATTTCAAAGAGATACTTACACTTTCAGCATTGCAAATATATGGAGGAAGATTTACTGTTGCTACTTCTAATGCATCCTCAATTGGTAATGGTGGTAAAGGAGACTCTGATGGAACACCTTTGAGTAATTGGAATCCTCCATCTGGGTTGAAGTAAATTTTATCAATTCTGGGTAAATAATGACCATACGTGATGAGAATTGACTCATCAGATGCTAAAATGTTTTTACCAGAGTTAGTGGCATCAGAGAAAGATCTTGCATTAAATTCAAAAGGTGAATTTGATGTTGTATTGGGATCAAACTTACGGACCCTTGGTCTAATGTCAAGAACATCAGATAATCTTAAGTTATTTTTAATTAAGGGTAAATCACAATAATCAAATTGATCATATGAAGAGATTGTTGTCAGATCACCTTCAGTTGAATCGGTATATTCTGCAGATTCAAATAATACTCTTAACTTTCTTCTTGGTTTCTTTGAAGAGGGTTTTCTAATTAGTCTAGAATAATCGACGATTGTATCTCTTTGACCAGAGTCTAAGGTATACCTGTTCAGAATGTTTGGATCACCAATGTCAAAATCGTTAATCGTACCAGTAATTCCAGTAGTACTGGATAGTACCGATTCACCTACTTCAAAACGCAATTCATTTAAATATACTAAATTAATTGTTGATGAATTTGATCTTTCAACATACAGTGCTATTGCACCACTGTTTTGTCCTGTAATTTCTTCACCAATAACAAAGTCATCAGTCTTACCAGTAGGACCGTTCAGATTGAACAGTGAGATAGAAGGTAGTGTTGGATCAGAAGTATCATTAGACTCAAATACTCCATAAATCTTAATTACATCGGGCTCAAGAAGACAAAGTTCTCTATCTTGAACTCTTAGTCCATACCCATAAGAAGAATAAGACAGTCCATCATTTAAAGTTGTAGAACCAATACCAGAAGAACTAAGTTCCGACTTGTTGATGATGATAGAATTTGTTTTTATAGAATTCTTTACTTTATTAATTACGTTAGTTTTTTTGATAGTTGCGACAAGTCTTGCAGGACCTGTAACATCCAGACCAAAAATTCTTAACTCTTTGCCACCATTAGTAAATCTAAACTTATCGGCAGTTAAGATTTCAAATCCACCAGAACTATTGATGAGAACATATCTCTCCTCATCATATGGTAGGAATGTTTCATTTTCACCAGCTTGAATGGTGTTAGTTGCATTTGCAGTAATAGTTACATTAAACTCTCTCTTAATTGAGATTGTAGATTTAGTAAGATCTACCGAAGAAACAAACTCTTTAGGGAGGGGAGTATAAAGGGTATTGTCTGCAGATTCTTGGAATCTAGAAGATGCAATTGCAAAATCTGTTGGAGTTATAGTCTGAGTTGGAAGACCACCATCATTAATAAGAGCAACAGTTGTTACACCAACAATAGTGATATTGTTTGCATCAACAATACTTGTAACTCTTGCAAATGTTTTTACTTTAGTGTTACTAAGTAAACTATTTGTAAAAGATACAAGATCACCAGGTTTTACAATATTTGTAAATTCTACTGCACTGCTAGTAACAGTGGCAATTCCTGGAGCAGATCCAGACTTTGGAGATATGCTTATGGAAGAAAATTCAACGTTAGGGTATTGCTTTACATCACCATTAAAGGTTTGTCCTGTGCCAACAGAACTGTAAAGTGATTTTACATCAGCAATACTAAAGGTAGTTACTGCTGTTGAAATTCTACCGTCATCAATACCATTAAATACTAATTTCTCACCTTTTAAGAAAGTTCCTCTAGTACCATATGCAGTAACAATTCCAGCATTACTATCAAATCTGAGGTGTGCAGTAGCACCACTAGATTTTCCTTCAATATATGTTGGAACCGTAAGTGTCGAAGATTGGTTAAGTACAATTTCAGTGTATGGTTGGATATCATACATTGAGATATCCCACTCGTTTATATCAGATGCTACGGTGGAATAAGAACCAGACTCTAATGCATAATCATATACACGAGCAACACCAATCTCTTTACCTGCTGCAGTTGTTGATGTTACACCAATTCTAGAATCTCTAAGACTAATTACAGAAGTTGTACTAAATCCAATTCTTGGTGCTCCTACAACTCTGTTGAGAGTTAACGTTGGACCAGTAAAATAGTTTACTGCTTGATCCTTTAAAGTTTTTACAGTTCTGGTTTTTTCAAAGTCCAGGTAATGAACGGTTGAAGAATCAACTTCAAATCCACGAATAAATGCTTTACCTGGAGAAATTTTATATGTTCCTAAATCATCACTGGGAACATTATTATTGTAAGTTAGTTGATCTTTTGTAAATACTCCATTATTTCCTTTACGGTCATCAAGAGATTCTCTAGCATGAATAGAGAATGGTTTTACATAGAAGTCTCCAGATTGGTCATAAGTTCTTCTGGCAAGTTCTTCTGCTAATTCGTTATACTGCGTTCTATCTTGAATATGCTGAAGATCACCATCACGAATCAACATTAACTGAACAAAGTTTTCACTCTTTGTTGATTCCAGTGGTTTCTTAGCAAGAACCGCACTAATTTTTAATCTATCTGCACCAGGTGCCGCGTAGTTATTAAATCCCTTTGCATTATCTGTCAGTGATCTGTCCTGACCTGAAGTAATTACCTCTTCAAAAATCTCCAAACCAACTCTGTAAGATGGATTTGGATTATGTGCATCCAGCACAAGAGTTTGACCCTCAACTTTAACAAAAGTTCCTCTTAAGAAATAAACACCTTCTGTTAAAAAGACTGCTGATCCAATAGAAGTAGATTCTACTGGAGCAGTATTTGCAAATCCTTGACCATTTTGAAAGTTTACGACTGCTGTAGACAAGTTATCTTCGAGCAGAAGAGTCTCGTCGTCATCAAAAGTATCTTTTCCGTCGTTACCTGCACCAACGTAACTTACAAAATAAGTAAAGTAACCCCTTTCAGATGCTTCAGTTCCCTCATAGAATACAATTTTTGCCCTAACATTAGAGTTTTGTCCTCTAATATAGACGTTGATTAAGTCTTCTGCATATTGAGATACTGGAACTCCCAGATATTCTGGCTCAACTTCAACCGCAAAGAGCGTATTGTTGTAGTTAATTTGACCAGGAATTACAATAGAACCCTCTTTAAACAAGTGGGTTCCAATTTGTTCGACTTGATCCTGAAGAACAGACTGTAAAGAGGTTAATTCTCTTGCCTGAACAGGCAATCCTGGTTTGAACAGTACCTTATAATAATTCTTCTTCGGATCAAAGTCGTCAAAATAAGGAGATACGTTGAGATTAGTTTCTTGTGGCATAATCCTTTAGAATTGCAAAATAACTTTGATATCTTCTCTTTGGTTTACTGACCTAGTAATAGAGGGTCTATTATCAACATATAGTATGGTTCCAGAGTATTTTTCAACTTCTGGACTTGCTACACCCTTAATATAAGTTTGTCCCAGGTAGTATGTTTTATTATTTATGACGGTACTAATACCTGGATTCGTGTCAGTTCCGAATCCTTCATCTATGTATAAATCCTTACTACCACCGACAATTTTCAATGAACCGCCTGTTTGAAGAGTAGATGTGAATTGATTGATTGAGTATCCATAAGTTGGATTTAATCTCTGTGTTCCGTCTGTATTGAACCCAACCAGAGATCTATCTTGCCAATATCTCAAAACACCTGTTTGAGCATCATATGAGATAACTCTACCCACAGCAGTGACACCAGAACCAACAGTTTGCGTAATAACTGCATTTGGTTCAAATGTTGTTGATCTAAAGTCGTCTTGGTTTGGTGCTTGTCCTTTTAAGACTAAACCATATAAAGAACTAACTCTGTCATCAGTAATAATTGTATTAGATTCAAATCCCTTGGGATTTTCTACAATACCAATTCTAGCAACAGAAGATCCAGTAACAAAGTCTGGATTTTGCTCATCATTCTCAATTCTAGAATAGATTAGAACATTAGTAGATCCAAGTTCCGAATAGATATCAGCACCATGACCACCAGGAGGAGGAATAATTATGTCAAATGTTGGAGTCGTTGAACCAGTAGGAACATTACCACCAATTAAGTCAACACTTCCATAAGTATACCCATTTCCGCCATTTGAAATAGTAATAGACTCTACTTTAGAATCATTGTTGATAACAATAGTGCATTCTGCTCCTGTCCCATCTCCCCTAATAGGAACCCTAGAATATGTAATGTTTGGTGGACCAACTAGGTAACCTCTATTAGTAATAGAGATTGTTTTTAATTGTCCACTAGTTGATGCATTAGTTCTTACGTTTTGATAGTCGGCATTAGTCTCCCAGTCAACTGGAAGAGGAATAAAATTCAGAGAGTCAAATTTAATAACGTCACTAGGACTAATCGTATAAAGATATTTCCAAATATAACCATCACCACTAGTACCAGCAGCTCTTGGTTCTAAGTCTGTAAATAATGGTTCGTCCAGAGATGGTCTACCATTTGGGTTTTCTGGGTCAATACCATTATTTAAGCAAATATATACTCTAAATTCACTATTTACGACATAATAGTTTGATGCATAAAGACTTGTCTTGTTAGATGGTTTAGACAAGTTATTGCGATTTACATCATGACGATACATATCATAAATCGTCGCAGATGCCCATTGAACCTTTCTTACAACAGGTCTAATGTCATCTGCAGAGATTTTTTTCAATGCAATCATCGTATCCCAATAAGTATTGGAATCATCGAAGCAGTCTCTTGGGGACGGAGGGGTCGTGTCCCAAGAAGCAGCAACCTCAGTGGCATTAGGGAGACCAATAAAGGTATAGTAAGACCTATTAGCATCCCTAATCTTTTCAATGAAGTTTCTTGCGTTATTTACCCTCAGCAAGTCAGTTATAATTGCTGCCATTTTTTAAAAGTGACTTTTTCTATGATCTATTTATGGGGAAATATAACCAAGATATTTAATTGGATTCTTTCTCCTCAATAGTGGATTAGTTCCAATACCTGCCTGAAGTCCATTATTTTGGATATTCCAGATTTGATTCTTGATTCTAACTGGAAGACCAACCTTACCCCAGGTATAGTAACCATAGAATGCTGTAGTTGCTAGACCAACAACATTATTTGAACCTGAACTCTGAAGAGCAACAACAACAGACGTAACTGTTGTACCAAATCCAACAGTAGTTCCAAGTCCATTTATTCCTGCTGGAATTACGGACTGTTTGGTATAGTAATCAATGCATTCGTATGTCATATCCGCATGTAATGTGGATATTCCAATGACCGATCCATCTGCACTCAATGAAGTTTGTGCGGCACTAACAAAATTAGATTGAGTAACATTGAACAAGTCTCCTGTAGTGATTCCAGGAAGAGTTACATTTACACCACGTCTTATTTCAGAATCCATGGGAATGTATAGATCAAGAACCACACCAAGACTTGTTCCAGCACCAATTACGGTTGTTCCTACCCCAACAACTAAACCATAATCCCCCTCGTAAGATACAAATGGACATTCTTCAATTGCTCTCTTTGGTGGTGCAACAAGAGCAGGTGGAGGATTAATACTTGCAACTGTAAATTTAATTGGAGCTGCAAGTGCCCACTTTCTAGAAGTTGTCGCTAGACCAACATTATCATAAGTATCAACAAATAATGTATCACCTACTAGATAATTGCTACCACCTTCAATAATACTGACAGAAGCAACATTAAAGTTAAGCGTACTTAACTCAATATCAGCAACTGCACCTACGCCAATACCAGTTTCACTCTTGAGTTTTGCACCTCTGAAGAAGTTGGTATTTGTATCAACTGATGGGAATCCAGATCCTTGTTGAAGAACTGTCATGGATGACAGAGGACCGTAATAATAGTTTGTACCACCTGCACTAACTGTTGCAGAAGTTACTGAACCTCCAGCACCAATAGTTACTCCTCCAATTGCTTGTGTTCCATCTCCATATGGTTTTGCAATAGTAACTTCTGGGGCAGCAGTATATCCATAACCTGGATTTACTACCTGAAGTCCAGTAATTGTTCCTCCAGCACCAATAACCACCGATAATCTTGCAGGTTCTAATCTATCCTGAGATACGATTTCAATTACAGATCTATCTTGAGCACCAATACCTTCAAATGGGTTGTCAAATAGAGGTCTTAAGTCATTAACGTATACTGCGCTATCAGCAATACCAATATTACTAATAATATTTGTATTTGGATTAATTACTGGTTCATAATAAACTCTATCCTTACCGATATAATTATTATCGATAATCTTATCTACTGTTTGTTTTGTCCAAGATAGTGGTCTTTCAAACAGTTCATTTAATGTGACACCTTGACCAGCATAGTTATTAGTAATAACTTTATCTGCTGCTTTAATGTCCATAACAAGACGATTCTCTTGTGTAAAGGTGGTATCAGTATTACTATAAAGTTGTACCTCATCACCAACTTCAACCGAAGGAAGAACGTCTACAGTACGAACGTCAATTGTTTGAGTACCAGTGTACATAAAGATTTTTGCAGTATCTCCTGTAGTGGTAAATCCTGTTATACCGCCTTTTGGTGGTTCAGTAAATCTAATGGTGCTACCACCATTGAACTGATAACCTTCTCCAGGGGTCTGCAGAATATCGTTAACAAACACAAGAAGGTTAGACTCAAGATTAATTCCAGAGTTAGATCTTGCAAAGAATGAGATACTATCTCCGTTTACCGATAGAGGGAATAATCTTCTTTGACCATTAAAGAATGGGTCGATTTCATCAAGAACAATAAACTCACCAACGTTCCATCCAGCGAATTTAGATTGGAATACTTCATCAATAGTCAATTGGAATTCACTGTATGTCGCAAGTCCAACAAAGGTGTGTGGGAATTGCTTACCCTGTGGAGAAGGTCCAGCGAATACGGTAATTGTTGTAGAAGTGTATGAGGTAATGCCAACGTTTTGATCTGCAATATTAGTGTCTATATTTGGTCTAGGATATGCCAATATAGCACTGTAATCATCACTTGCACATCTGAACAGGAGCGATCTGTTCGCAATAGTAACAGTGTTTGCTGTCGTCAGTGTGTGAATACCTATGGTAAGAACAGACTCACCTGATACTGGGTCATAAGTCGCATCTGTTACTGCATAAGTATTCACACCATCAGATACTGGTTCTACTGCATTAGATGTTCTTGTTGCAAATGTTTGAATACCAGTTGTTCCGCCAATAGCAACTGTTAATCTCTCTCCAGATCCATATCCATATCCAAAGTTATTAATTTCAAAGTTTAAAATGGTCGAATCTTTACTTGGAACAAGATCAATAGTAGCTCCTGTACCAAACCCACTATTTACGTCACTGTAAATTAATGGAATATTATAGAGACTTGTTGGTTCATCAAATACAACATCAAGAGGTCTTCTCAGTGTTCCACACCTCTTATACGTATGTGTATATGGCGAAGGACCAGAATTAATGATGAATGAGTAGTCATCAATAATTTTAACAATTCCAGTTCCATTTGTTGCTGGGTCTTGACCAGATGGAGAATTGTTAATTGGTCTAGGAGCAAGAATAATCTCCTCAACAATACCACCAGAAGTATAGAAAGACTCGGCAGTACTTACGCCAACATTGATTTCAAATTCATCAATACTATTGATTCTGGTGACTTGTGTTCCGCAATATGTTGGGTCACTTACTCTTGGATGAGTAAGAATTCCAACTCCACCATCGTAAGAACATGTGAATGCCAAACCAGTAAGTGCAACATCAGTACCAACTTTTAACTTATGTCCAAATGTTAGAGTTCCACCTTCAAGATAAGAGTGTGGAATAGTAGAAATTCCCGCATTAAATGTAAGTTGATACCAGTTTGGTGCAGAAGTTACACTAAAGGTGTCTCCAAGAGGAGAGTTTTGTGCATTTCCTGGGAAGATATTTGTTGTAATACCAGTTTGAACAACACCACCTGATACATATGCATGAGAAATCGAAGATACACCAACATTAACAGTAAAGGAAGTTGTTGTTCCGACACTATTAACATTAAAGAAATACCCCTGAGATCCATCTGGGAACTTAGTTGTTGTAAGACCAGCAGTTACCTGCCCAGCATCATTCTCAATATAAGTATGAGGAATAGTAGATACACCAACATTTAACTCAAATTTATCAGATGCAGTTACAGCAGTAACTGTAAATGTATTTCCTTGAGTGCCATCTGGGAAAATAGTTGTTGTGATTCCAGAACCACCAGGACAACTAAATTCTAAATTATCTAATCTAATATCACTTCCAATTCCTATAATGCCAGTAATAGGATCAGAAGTAGTAACTGTAGACAGACCAGTAACATTGTCATACTGGAACTGCGTAATAGTAAATGTTTGTCCATAACCTGTAGGACCTCCAATGGGACAACTAAAGATGAGTTCTCTCATCTTGAAATCATCAGATGCACTAAGACCGTGATCTGCAGTAGTAAATACTGTTGCTAATCCAGTAGTATTGTCATACTGGAAATCATAAACTGCAAGAGTATTGCCATATCCAACACAAGAAAGTGCTAATCCAGCAAGACTGAAGCTTCTTCCGATAGCTGTCATCGGAACAATCTTCATTGGTTCTAATGTTGTAATTGTAGCGAGACCAGTAGTATTATCATATGTAAAGTCAGATACAGTAAATGTAGATACACCTGTAGTGACTGTCATGATGCCAGTTGTGGTATCATAAAGAGCATTAGTTACATCAACTGCAGGATAGTAATCGCAGGTAAATGCAGCACCAACAACCTGAACCTCATCCCCAAGAGAAAGGTTATGTGGGGTAGATGTTGTAACTGTCGTTATTCCAGTAATTGAACTGTATCCAATATTTGCAACTTCTCTAGGAGCATAAAATACCTGAGAATTTGTAATTGCAACACCAATAACATGTCCGTCAAGAACAGTTGCAACACCGACTGGGGTAATATTTGCTGCACCCTGGCTTGCAGTCTGAATACCCACAGATACAGTTTGTAAACCAGATCTGTAACCAGAACCACTATTACCAATCGAGATATTTGAGATAGTTCCTGCAGTAGATACAACTGCGGTTCCTCCCGCAGATACTAATGGTTGGAATCCATATCCAGCTCTAGAAGCAACACTAACAATTACACCACCTTTAGGTACTTTGTTTACATTAATATCATTATGAAGTTCTGGATCAGTTACTTCACCATTAAATCCTAATAATAACTGCCCTCCACCTGCTTCTAACTTGTAGTCTCCTTCAATATTAGTAAGAACGTTACCAAGTCTTTGGGGACCTTGGAAAATGTCATCAATAAGAACAATAGTATTTTGTGCAGACACATTATCAATATCATTACCCTGATACTTCAAGTAGAAAGAAGTTGTAATTCCGTTGAATTGGTCAGAGATATCATCATAAACATAGTTGTTGTCATATGCAGGAATGAATACTGATGTAAATCCTTGATTCAATGCAGATCTTAAGAAGATTCTTCCACTAAATCTAGAACTTGTTGTTAATCCAGAGTAATCGACTTCACCAGCATTTTGTGCTGTAGTACCAAATCCAACAGGAAGATTACCCCAAGGTCCTTCAATAAAGTGAAGATCATTATTAACTACACTATAATTACCAACTTGCTTTACAATGTTAGATCCAGAAGAATGAGATGTTGAGATGGTTCCCATCCATCCTCTTCTAACTGTCAACTCATTGGTATCCCCATCTACAGCAGCAACAAGAACAACCTCATCATTTATCTTGAGAAGATCTCCACCAAATATAGTTGTAATTCCAGATACGCTTATAACGGTACTACCAACACCCACATTTGCAGATAATCCAGTAGTATATGCAGTTCCAACCATTGGAGATTGAATTGTGCCATTAACTGTGATTAAAAGTCTATTGTTTGGATTTCTTGCTCTAAATAAGTGCTGAGTTCCAATACCAACTCCAGTTATTCCAACACCAATAGGATTAAACAAGAGAGCATTTGTTGCAGAAATCGCAACTCTTACCTTTTGATTATCTTGCTTAATAATTGTAAATTGAGATGGTAGCAAACTGGTAGTTCCGATTCCAGGACCAAAGTCAGTCTCAGCAATTCTAATTGCATTTGACCTATCATTATTTGGTGGAATATAGTCCACTAATTCTCCACTAACAAAGTAATGATTTGCTATGTTTATAGTTCCTTCACCAGGACTAATTAATGTAGAATCGCTTCCATCAAATTCAATTTCAAAAATTGGTTTACCTTCAGTAAATAATTCAAAATCTCTCTTTACGCCATTAAATTGATCACTAAAGTCATCAATAGCAAGAACTCTATTGCCAATAAATTCTTGATATTTTGCCAAGAATGGTAAGTTAAATAGAATTTCGTTAGATACTAAATCACCACTAACATCAATACTCTTTTCTCTACCAATATCAAAGTCTCTTACAGTGTTAAGATCAACAACATTTGTCAAATCAGAGATCGCAATTAATGCATTCAGATCTTGAGAAGTAGATATACCACTAATTGTTGGATCATAAGAATCAATTACTAACTCACTAAACTTCTTGAATCCTGCTGTATGGTTAAGATTACTAACCATGGGATTCCATTTTTCAAAACTAATTGGGGATCTTACAGCATAAGAGAAGAATTGATAATAGTCATTATCATGAACTCTTTGGAAGAATCTATTGAGTTTACCAGTATCCTTTAACCATCCCTTCTTAGTGATACTATTAGATGCAATAACATACTTGGAATTAATTCCATCCACAGATGAAATGAGACCTTTATTTTGAGAAGATTGACCAATAATTAAGTCATCAACTTCAAAAGGAATCTTTGATCTTACTCTTAAGTATTCATTTCTAAAGTCATATGACTGAACTACACCAGTATTTGCATCTTGTGCAACAATAATCTCACCAGTTCTAAATGAATCCTTCTCAAGTTCAATGTCAAATGATGGGAAATATGATTCTGGCGTAACAGTTCCAAAAGAATCAAAACTATCAAAGTTTCCAGGAACTTCTCCAACCTTCAATACACTCGCCATATTGTAAGTAATCGTCGGATTGTCTCCACCAAGATCTGGATCTACTTCAGTGAGAACAAATAGTTCATAACCAAAGTCAGCAGAATTATATCCTGTTCCTTGAACACTACTATCAATATTAGTGTTCTCAACAATAACCTTATCACCAACTTCAAAAGGATAATCTGCTACAGAATTGAATGTAACAGCAAATCCTATAGTAACATCTAGTGTTCCTGCATCAAAAGTAATTGAATCAATTCTTACACCATTTGGATTATTGATGGGTAGAATTCTTGGAGTAACATTATACAAACCTGTTGTATTTCTAATAACAGTTACTTCAGTGTCTCCAATATCATAACGAAGTGACGCTTCAGTGTTAACTCTACCTGTGAATCCGTCAAGAACAATTAATTGTGGTGGAATAAAATAGTTAACACCAGGATTAATAATTTTAATCTCTTTGAATTTAGATAGAGGTTCAATCTTGTACGTATATGGGAACTGTGCAATTGGTCTTAATGTTTTGTCTGGTGGATAATCAAACCCAATGTCAGTCAAGACTACAGTATCTGCCTTTCCGATAGTCGTACTTGCAGGAAGGAAAATTGCATTTGTACCACCAATACTAACAATTTGAGAGACATTGGGAAGAGCAGTATAATTTCTTCCAATAGAATCTAGAGTGACTTCAGCAACAGGTCCAAGTGCAGTCAAAGAGGTTGTTGTATATGTAATTGTTGCCTCATTATCTGGATAAAGATCTCTCTCTGGAGTATTTCTTAGAGTATAATTAAATGTTGTCGAACCAATTCCTGTTGCATTTGCAGTAACATTAAACTTACTATTAACGATCGACAATTTATTAGAATTTTTAATATTAAACTTATCGCTAATAATCTCTAATTTTGCTGCAGACGCTCCATTGTATCTAATAGGTTGTAAGTTATAGTACAAATTATTTGGTGTGTTATCATCAATGATTAACTCCAGTTTTGCACCAGGGTCACCAATAGTTCCAGAAGTTTTTACATTGAATGCACCAACATTTTCTTTAGCAGTGAAGAATTCATCACTAAATTCTGAGTCAGAATATAAGAAGAAGTTAAATGCAGGAAGTGAATTTGCAATTAAAGTTTGATCAGAAAGATCAAAAATAACAGTAGAATTTCTTACACCTATAATCTCTGGATTGATTGGACTAAGTTGTCCAGGAGATTGAGTTTGAATGTCTATAATCTGAACATCCTTCTCTGAAGAGATTACATCATAGTAGAACTCAGACAAAGATATTGTATTGTCATCTAACTTGATGACATAATACATACTAGAGTTTGTCAACCCCTGAGGAGCAGATGCAGAGTTGAAGATAACTTTTTCGCCATTTTTAAATCCATGATTTTGTATACTAATGGTATTTCTCTCAACGTTAACCTGAGAATCAATAAAGTTTCTTGGATCAACAACCATTCGACGATTTACATCATCATATGCAATTCTGAATGTAGTTTGTATGCCAGATATAACATTTACAGTGACTAAATCCTGATCAGCAAGACCATGTGCTGTTTTTGTTGTAATAGTTGCTGTCTTTTTATAAGCGTCACCAACAATGGTAAGATCTTTATTTGTAGTGAAACTATGAATTTCTCCACTTCCATAAGTGCTTAAATCATATAGTTTTAATGGATCAGAACCAACTCCGACAAATCCACCCGTACTACCAATACCAACTTTTTGAGTAGAGATTCCAATAAAATCAGAATCATATGCTGCAACGTAAAGTTGATCATCAGTTTCTAATGGGAATGTTGTGCTTGCAATACTTACACTTACTCCAGTTCCCCCAGCACCAACAGAATATGTAATTAGATCATTAGTACTAAATCCATGTCCTGGTAAGTAGAACGTATTTAATCTTGGTCTAATTATTTGAGGTTGAGTAACGCCAGGATTGCTAATATACAACAATCCACTCTTATCATCAGTTTTTACAACAGCAGTCCCCTGAGTACTGTAGTAAGAACTTCTAAGAACTCCATTCTCAATTTGAGCACCCCAAACATAGATTGTTGGAGAATCATTCAGAATTAAATTCTCAGTTCCGAGAGTTCCAATTTTAAGATTATGTTGTCCAGCATTTGTAAATGCTTGGAATGAAAATCTCTGCCATTTTGAGGTTAATGTTACTTCACTGTGGTGATAGGTAAGTCCATCATCCAAAATAATGAAGATCTTTTCTCCACCAAGATTACCTCTTAAGAATACTGATACTACATAATCATCAGCAGACAAACCAACACTAGAATATTGCAGTCCAAATCCATCTCCAGTTCCAGTTGTTGATGCAAAAGATACTTTTGCTGCTTCTAAAGATCCATCTGGAGAACTTGCATTGTAGTATTCTACGGTTCCAGTTCCTACACCAACTGTGTAGTAATTCCAATTGGTAGAAATTCCTTGAGGTACTGGATCAGAATATAAAAGTAAATTCTCTGAAGGAATAGTTACAGATTCACTAGGATCAAAGTAATACGTTCTATCTAACTCATATTCAGTTGATGTTGAGAATCCAGTTTTGACAGTAAACTTCCTAGTTTGTTCTACCAAAGAACTACCACTAGTGTGTATTCCAGAGGTGTTGTTAATTTGTCTCTGTACCCTAACTCTAGAATCTTGAGGATATACATTAAGAATTTTTACCAATTCATTATCAATTTCATAAAAATCATCTTCCCTCAAAGTTGGATAAGTTAGGTTGCCAGTTACATTGAAATACGTTACAATTCCAGTTCCAGAAGAATTGCCTACAGTATTTGATAGAGTCAATGTATTTGTGGATACACCTATTGGATAACTGCTACCAAACTGAGTAGAAAGGATATTCAAATTTTGAATGGAAATAATATCCCCATCGCCAAATCCATGTGCAGTGCTACCAAATCCAACATATCTACCATCACTAATAGATGGTGCAAATTCGACACTTTGTAAAATTGATTCTTTATATTCAATTTTACTTACATTCTTACCAGAGAGTTTGGATATCCTTGCATAAGCACCAGAACCTCCTGTGTCTTTATTATCGAAGTAGATATTATCAGACAATGAATAATTATCACCAGGAGATACAATATTCAGTTTTGTAACCTGACCTGGAGAAGAAGTTTCTACTTCCGTAAATCCTTCTGCAAAATCATCTGGTTGTAAGAATCCCTGATACTTCGTATAAGTATTCAAAAGATTAAGATGACCAGTATATCTAATCCAACCAGATTCATTTATATTAACGAATAATACATTTGAGAACTGATCAAAATTATAATCAATTGGTTTAGATTTATATCTATCTCCAATTACATAAGGAAATATTGGTTTCCTATATCCATTAAGTGGTCCACTTGATTCTGGAGTTGAGTTTATTGTTGTAAAATATGCATAAACACCATTTGGGAATTCTGGTGTTTTGCAATATCTACCATTATGGATATCTAAGTCACCGTTACCAACAAATCTATGGTCCTCAACAAACATTCCTGCAGGGAAAATTGCAGTAGAAGGTCTACCTGAGGGCAGAATAAGTTCATAACCACTTTCTAATCTCTTTATAGCACCACCTTCTTTATCAGCATATCCATATGGTCCATAAATTGGATTACCATCATATGCCCAACCTACGATAGGTGAATGATATAAAGTTGCATTTGTGTCATTATCAATATCATCTCTATAGATTGTGTTGCCATTTATGTCTAAAGAAGTAGACAATACCTTTCTTCTAAACTCCCTACCAGGATATCCATGAGTATATTGAAGTCCTTTCTCAGAAGTTAAAGCACTTGTAATTATACCGTCATCAGGATTTATTTTTTCTGCCTGAATAATTCGCTCAACATTATTAATAGTCCAATTTGTTATCTTGGCATTAAATTGTGCTCCAGAACCTGTTGATACTACGTTCAATGTTGTATCAACTTGCTTGTATCCAAATCCACCATCAATAATTACAACTTCTACTAGTACACCATTAACTACAACTGGACTTAAAATTGCACCCGTTCCACTTCCAATAACATTAATAATTGGAGGAGAATTATACTTAGAACCTCCATTATTAACAATAACACCAATAAGTACCCCAGCAGCAGAAACAATTGGTGTTAATTGAGCACCCGAACCACTCTCAAGGGTGATCTGTGGTTGTCTGTTATAGTTTAGAACACCAGAATCTCCATAATTTGATCCACCCTCTTTTACAGAAACTGAGAATATCTCTCCAGTAAATACTGGTTGAATTTTTGCGAAAAAGTCTTGACCAGATGTTGTTGTTATACCAATAGGTGCCTCAAGAGCGACTGTAATTGGTCTGTAGGTAATATTATGAATTCCTGTTCCACCATCAACAAAATCAACAAATCGTCTGTTGATATAATTGTAATCAGCAGGAAGAGTGCTTCCAACTCCAACAGGAGTAGTTGCTGCTACTCTAAAATGATCTTCATCAACAACACTAATATAATATTCTTTTGAAGAACTTAAACCAACAGGAAGAACTCCATCAGAAGAAATTCTTACAATTTCCTTATTAGTATAACCATGATTACTAAGTTCAATGGTATTATTAAAAAGATTTATATTATTCTCGGTGAAGAATGTTGTCTTGTTGGTGTAACCAGATCCACCTGATACGACTTCAATAGAACTAATTACATTCTTTTTATTAAATGCTGATATTTTTTGAAGACCATCTCCATAAGAAGTAAATGATATTGTATTAATACCACTAATAGCATCATCTGCATTATTATGTAATTTTATTGTAGTTGGATCTACTACATTTACAAAGTAAAATGAGTCATCTACTAGACCACCAATTTCGGTCTGACTCTGAGAAGAATATACGACCTGCTCATAATCACGGAATTTATGATATGTACCAAATCCAATAGTATTATCACTGATATTTAAGTTTTGATATAGACTTCCTGCGTTAAAAGTTACCGAATGCGTAATTTTTGACAGATTGCATTTCGCCTCTGCAGAGTCACCATTACCACCAGAAATAGTGACCTTTGGTTCCTCAGAGTAATCAAATCCCTTATCAATAATATCAATTCTACTGAGAGATCCTCTAACATTACAAACTGCCTTTACACCTGTACCAAAAGTAGTATTTCCAACTCCAGTATTGTCATCTATAACAATAATTGGTGGATTCACTACATCATAGTTGTTATCTCCAGGAGCAGAAACTTCAATTCCCTCGATTTCACCATAATATAAAGTATCTGAAGATTTATAATTTAATATCTCAACTCCATTAATAAACATTCCAGTATTGCCTGGAAGAGTTATTGAAGATTCTATAGATTCAATAGGTTTTGGTGCAGAAAACTTCCTAATAACATCTTGAGATCTAATAGTTCTTGATTGGAATTTAAGAAGTTCAAATTTATTATTAAATACAGTTCCAAATACCTTTACAAAAATTCCACTTCTAATATTGGATCTGGAAGTTGCTAGTCGTATTGTAGCAGCATTTACTTTATAAACAAAATATTGACCTTCTTGAATATCTAAACCAATATTATTATTGTAATTGTAATAAATTGCATCACCAGTTGAGAATGCATTTGCACCAATTACAAGATCAAATCCATCAAACTGCCCACTAAAAGTGACAGCAAGATCTTCTACAACAATAGGAGTGTTGTAGTAGTCAGGTAATGATGATGCAACAACGTAAGTATCATCCTCATTAATATAAACATTTTGAACATTTGCTGATATAATGTTCAGTTCTGGATTGTTTACTGATTCTGTTTTCGATACACCCTTTCTAATACTATACTTAACTGTGGAGGTATTAATTACGCTAGTTAAGTTAATATCAAATTCATATTTGTCTTGTACTGCAATAACAAAAACGTCATAAACATTTCCATCACTTCCAATGACACTTCCAATGTCACCAAGGGTCATAATGTGTGGATCAAATGTTCTAACTCTATACTGAGCAGCACCATTTAATTTTAATGCAATCTGAGTAATCTCATCAATTTCATACTCTGGGGTAGAGTTAATAATCCAACTAGTAGTTCTTTGGTGGTCACTATCAGCACCAAGAGAAACAATTTCAATTTGATCTCCTGGTTGATAGTAAAAAGATTTTTCCCTATCAAACTCTAAATCACCAAGTACCCCTGTAACTTTTACTCTTATTTCCTCATCGCCAGCAATACCATATGCATAGTCTGGTGTTGTAATGTCAGCATTGAGAGGTAATGCTACAGGTGCTTCCAATCCGAAGAATTGAGTGGCACTTCTGCTCTCATAGTCAAACTCATAACTAATACCATTATCAACACAAACTAAAGTTCCAGAATCCTGGAAACTTAATGTTGAGTCAACATCAAGGTAAGTTTGTGCAACTCCAACTGGATTAGTTACTCTAGTTTTTGGATGAACCGAGAATAAAAATGTCTCAAGTTCTGGATTGTAATCTAAACTAAGTCTGTAATAAAGATTACCATCTCTAAATAACTTTTCTACATCTGTAATTGTACCTGCTGCCTTTTGGATATTATCTGTAGCATCTTGATACAAAGTTCTATTGACCAGTAATTCTGGATCTCCAGTTACTGCTTCAACCACCAAATCTCTTGTAATTCGATAATCAGCATCCGATGGTTGAATTAAGAAATCTCTTGGTTTAATAACATCAACCTGAACACCATAAAGAAGTTTAAATAAAACTTCAAAAGAACTATTTGCGCCTTTTGCTGAGTAAAAATCTTTTAATCTCGATAATGCAACAGATTCGTTAATTCCTTCGTAGAAATCAACATCATCAAATCCTGGAGCATACTGTTGCTTATATTTTTTAAATAATTCAACTAAAAAGTAACTATTAATATTTGATACTACAGAACCACTTGTGTGAATACCTGCAGTAGTAACTTCAAAAGTTGGTGGTCTGGATTCTGAGGAAAAATATGAAGTTATACCTGAAAAAGATCTATTACAATTAATAAAACTAGTGTCAGTTTTAGATTCATAATGAATCAACTCATCTCCAATCTGAAGAAGACCATTCTTATCAGGAAATCCATAAGTGCTACTAACATCAACAGTATTTGTTGAAAAACCAACTTTAGATGTAGTATTCGTAGAGAATACTAAATCAGTTAAACTATCCAGATCAGTATACTGATCAATATTATTAATAATATCTAGAGGACCACCAGGAGCCTCCATAGACTCATAGTAGTTCTCTAAAAAATTAACAAATTCTGGGTATGCTTCTCTAACAAACTGGGGAAGCTGATCTTGAACCAGATTTTGGATGTTTACTCTTTTTTGCATGTCTTTATAACCTTACGTATTCCCCGTTTAAGTAGCTAGATGTTACTATGTATTGAGATCCAGAGAGATCAATTCCAGAGGTAATTGTGTCGGATACCATCTTGACCGAAGAACTTGTTGTATCAAGTTGTAAGTAAAGATCTTGAAGACCAATAATATCATTTGACTTTGGAATCACAGATACTTCCATAATGTTGTCCCCAAACTTGACTTTAGATGTATTGGTAAAATTAAGAGCACTTAATTTAATCTCACCTCTTACATAATCAATAGATCCAACATTTTGCCTTACAATGATTGGTTGGTTCTTTGCATTTAGTTTGAACATAAACACATTACCAGTAGAACCATCAGCATTAGGAGTATCGCTAAAATAGACTGTTCCAGTTATACCTTCAATTTGAACTCCACTTGTTTTGAAATTGTATCCACTTTGATTCTTGATATGAATCTGATTACCAAAACAAATTTCGTATTCACTGAATACACCAGTGACTATTTTATTATCGCGTCTAATATTGATGGTAGTGATATTAGACGTGATTGCAGATGAAGTATCATCAATCAGTTTGAGGAACTTACTATATCTAAACCTAGAACCATACCTATTTAACTCATCAGAACTAGCGTACTTTTCAATATTTTTTGTAACCTGATCTCTTACAAAGTCTGCATTACCTTGATTTTGATTATAGTATACGTTTGTGTTATATTCGATGTAAAGATACTTAAGATCAATAAATTCAGGAATAATTCCTGCTACAGCATACTTTCTCAATAATGTTTTAATGTTATCCTTTACGATAGCAGGTAAATAAGATCCATTTTGAGGTTTTACTGTAATAAAGACTTTTCCATACTTTGGAGGAGTCAATTCTTCTCCACCAAAGACAGATACCGATTCTGCTTCTGGATAGATAAGAGGAATCAATGCCTCATAGTCACCAGCAGTTACTGCTCTATTTTGAGATGCGTATACCCTAGGTGCTAACTTCTTAATTGACTGCACAGACTCAATAGGAGCGCCGTATGCGCTCGCTTCCATCGTCTCTACGAGGGGTGAAGTTACTTTTAGGGGTGATCCATTATTATCGAAGAATCTACCCGTAAAATTGAATTTATTAATGCCATTTGCACGCTCACCGTTAGTAACAACATAGTTAACTACGATGTAATTGTTATTTTGCAGTTTACTGCCAAAACTACCATCACCAAATATCAACTCATACCTAGAATCGGAGATTTCATTCAAGAAAAATACATCATCTGTTGATTTTACATTAGTTAAGTTGTCTGCAAGTTTATATGTTCTTCTAATATTGCTGTTTCTACTTTCTCTAACCTCAACCCTAATAAGTTTAGTGTCAATTCTGGGGTTTTGGAGAATAAATCTTTGATTTTTATTATTACTATCAACGGTAAAGGTGTTTTGAACATAAGCACCTTCAAAGACCTCAACATTAGTAAAAACTGCTTGTTGAGATGATACAGGAACGGTGATATCTTCGGGTACGGAGTAAATATAGTTAGTTCCCCCAAAGTTCACCGCAGAGGTCGCTACAATGCCCTTCCTGAGGGTCACAGACACGGGAGAGGTGGCAAATGAAGTCAGGTCCAGGAAGAAACTAATAACGCCTCTTGACGCTGTTACCGACCTTGGGATGTATCCTAGGTTGCGTGCTAGTGATACAACATTTTCTCTTAAAGTCGCACCATCAAGGAAGACCTCATTGGTCAACATGTTCGCATTATACGAACTAATGTAGGTATTGTACGCTAAAGTATCTAAAAGTATTGAAAAGTTAGACCCTTCAAAATCATAGTCAGTAAAACTACCATCTGCTCGTAGATAGCTCTTTATCGACTCTTTAATTTCTGCAAAGTCTAAACTTGCTACGTTTACTAATGACATTTATCTTGTTGGCAGTAATACAAACTGTAATTGTTGGGGTTGTGCATCAATACCAATGATAAAATATTTTACTGTAATATCCATTTGACCCTCATCGTAGTTCGGGGTCACAATAACTTCATTTAAATCAACTCTTGGTTCATTGTTTTTAATAACTGCTACGATTTCATCCTTTAGTGCTCTAGCAGTAAAGAAGTCGATGTTCTCAAACAACAAACGATTAACACCACACCCCAAACTGGGATTAAAGAACCTTTCCCCCTGTGTAGTTAAGACCAAATTTTGGACAGAGCGTGATATTGCATACTCATTTCTTAAAGAAAGTAAGTCTCTTGTCAAAGGACTACGCTTTAACGTGAGACTTACATCTTTAAAACCTTGACTGACACGCTCTAAGGGCATGATATTTAGGAAAAGTGTACTTTTTCAGTTATTTAGTACACTTCTTATACAATTATTCGTGCCAACGCTCAACAAAATCATCAAATCCACCTGAACCACCACAAGGACGCTCTAAACGGTCCTCTGGAATCTGATAAAGTTCCTCTTTTCGCTTCGCACGGCGTCTTTTTGCAGCCATATCAAGGTATTTGTCGCTATCAACCTCTGTAATTAGAGTCATTCCCTCTTCAATAAAGAATTCTCCCTTATCGACCTTGTGATAATTGCCCATTTTTTGCTCCTTAGGTTAAAATTGGAACTTTTAGAGGGGTTACTATCCCTGGTTTTCTTCGTTTTTGCGCTCTTTTGCTGTTTTCCAGAAATATTCATCCTCTCGACCCATGCCAAGACGCTCAAAACCGTTCTCGACTGAGTAAAATTCCGTAGAAACCTTGAAATCTGGCATTTTTGGTTCAACAGGAGTCAAACTATTGTCAAAAATACGCATTCTGTTGTTTGGATAGAGTGCATATTGACCATTATTCAACTCAATTAGGTTATGTGACTTGTGTTCAGCAGGATTTTCGCTTGTTGCATAGTCAATAACGTCTGGATCTTGATGATAGTTGTCTATTGTACAGATATATGTGCCTTTTTGTATGCCATGATCTCTAGTATATAGTTCAAAATCCATAGATCCAATGAATTGTTTTTGAATCGATACAACTCCATAGTCCATACAGTTCCAAAACTGTAGATTTGGGAGATCCATATCAGGATCAGGAAGTTCTGGCTCCGAGAGAAACGCGCTGATAGGCAACTTATCGTACATTGCAGCATACTCTGGTAAGTATGTCTCAAAATAAAAAGCACGCCCAGGAATCGATTTACACGATACCCAGACGCCTTTAACAAATTCACCGTGACCAGATTGGTGGTCGGTAAGATATTCTTTACGTACCCAAACCTCAACAGCAGGAAGATTGCAGATTAACGCTGCCATAGCAATAGTTCTTAACTATTACTATTTACTCAGCGCCCTTGTCCACGATAACGTTTTGGCTTAGAGTTCCGAGATGTCGCGGCGTATTTGGTATGCTGTCCGCTTCCCTGACGAGTTTTTTTCGGGGTAGACTCGATGAACTGAGTGCCCATCATAGACTTTTTGACTTTTGCCATAATTAATCAAGAATTGGTTCAAGTGAGATAAATGAAGGATTTATGGGTTCTCCTTCATAATAACGTTCGGAGAGGTCTTGTAGGACCTCTGTGGACTCCTCCAGAGTGATTCCCTGAAGGAGTACCTCGCCATTATAACAGATGTTATAAAGGATATCCATCAGATAATACGCATCTTTTCGTGACCAACACGAATACGAGGGTCGCACCAGGTTTCGACACCTGCTTCCTTGGCATCCAGACAGAACGATACGTCCTCTCCGCACATATCCTGAACTCCACCAGATTCAAAGACTTGCATCTTAGGAGCGAACCAAGGGTATTCGAGACGCTCAAAGACGCCCTTACGAATCATAACCCATCCGAAGCCAGTGTAATCAACCGTGAAGGGTTTGCGACGTTTTGCCATGGACTCTACAGTCTCATGGTTCATGACACCACCGTTCTTACGGAAGTCGTCTTCGTCCAACCAGTGTGCAACACTCGTAGTCATACCATCTTCGGTGGCATACCATCCCGCAGCAATTTCACGCTCGGGTACTTC